TCAAGGCACAAATACAGGAGGAGGCGCCGGAGGTGGCGGAGGGCTGTGCAGATACGCGTCGAGGCCCGCCCCAAAGGAAGACTCGCCAGATGTCGAGACTGCGGACCGTCCTGACGGCTGCTCCGTCTTGCCTCGGTCGCAATCACACTCGTCAGGGCCAATCACCGACACCTTCGAGGAATCGCCAGCAATTTGCGCGTATGCGTCACGCTGGGTTCGCGTCAGCGTATCGCCGGGGAATTTTATCTCCACAACCGACTTGAGATTGTCTTGCGTGGGCGGCAACGATGGATCGTTGACGATGACGACGTCCGGACGGCGTATGTTACCTACACTTGGCGTGTAGCCGCCCAAGCCGCCCGGCCAGTACTTTTGAATCCATCCCGGCAGGTAGTCGTGCGTCTTCGTGACGACCCCTGAATCCATGATCGGGGCAGGCGGATCGCGCGACATGTCGTAGTTCACCTCGGCCTTGTACGAGCTCCGGTGATCGCTGATCGCGTCCGCCGCCTTGAGCCGGCCGCTAACGCATTGCTGCTTCAACTGTTGACCGCTGACGCCAACGCTTGGCATTGAATTGCATCGGCAAATGACCCCGCAGAGTGCTTGCCGATCTTCAGAATCGAGTCCGTTGCGGCGCAATCTCACGATGTTCGTTCGACCTTCGCCTGAACCAGTCGATCCGGAACCCGTTCCCTTCGCGTAGTCCGTCATGCCGTCTTGGACCTATTGGAGTCGAACGTCAACGTCGCCGATCCGTTGCTTTCCGCCCAATCGGTGTACCCGTTCTCATCGGTTCGACCGGATATGATCTGTCCGCCACTCCCGGTTACGGTGTACAGATGATTCGGAATGGGACGACCGGTGTCGTCGTCGACCGCTTGAAACCGCCCTCGCTGTAAGCCGCCTCGGATCGAGCCAACAGGCAGCGGTATAACCCCACCGCCAACGGAGGGTGCACTAGCGCCTGAGAACGCGCCAGCTGTCGGCATAACGGTGGCGGTACCTTGGGACGCGATCAGAGTAGCGCCGCATGCGGTTTTATCACCTTCCGTCGCCACCGGACGTTCCCCAAGCTCCATGTTCCGCTGTTTCACACGCACGATCGGGAAAATCCCATCGCAACGCGGACATGACACCATGTCGCCAAGTAAGGCGATTGCTTTTCCATAAGCGATAAATGTTGACGTACCGGCGAGCACCCACCCTCCGTGCGTTGTCGTATCGCCCTCGCGGATGAACGCAAACCCCATCTTGAACCCCAACGAGAAAATCTTGCGGAAAATGTAGCACGAGGCAGAAAAGTGAAACCATCCTGCCAGTTTTGACAGGGTTTCATGTATTTTCCGCGCAAACATGGAGTGCAACGAGAGGCGCCATCTTCTGAGGACAGAAAGCCCGCCGAATTGTCACCGCGCTAGCAAAAACAATCACGCAACGGTTTGCAACGCCCCCTTCTGTTCGCCATATTGCGATACAGCTGCCCGACATGCCATTTCAAAGACTTTATTCCAGACCATTCTCCATCGCATTATCGCCTATGCTAGCGATGTCTTGCATCGGTTGCGACTGGCTCAGGAACTTGTCTCCAAGGGCCATTTGTTCAACCAAATCCGCCTCCGCTTTCTCCTGAGCATGTGTCACCGCGACATGAAAATGCTTGAGCGCATCAGATACCCTCGTATACAACAATAGCTCACGCTTTTGACTTACTCGGTTCGAGAACTCTTGCCTCAGATGATCATTAATATACGACTTTGAGTCATATGTTGATCCGTAATCGCCATCGCGTGACACGATCACCAATTCTGCGTTCGCCTGAATCGCACAATCGATCATCCACTCCCAATTAATTGCATCTCCATACGACGTGTCGTTTCTCTTTCGCGGCGGGCATCCATGCATAAATCTTCTATACGCACGGTCGCGAATGTCCTTGCGCGCGTTGTTGTGCCTTTCTTCCCGCGTGAGCACGAGAGGATGATCACGGTGAAAGATTCGATGCACTACTTGGTAGATTTGGTCTTTTTCCGCGGGCCGCTCAAGTATCGAAATCAACTTGCCCTGTAAATTCTTGATGCGTTTTCTCGCATTATCAATATCGCGCTTAAGCATTCCAAATTCCCTTGTGGTAGCCAACACCCCAATACTCGGCACCTTATCAGGCATTTTATTCTTAAGCTCAGACACACTCTCCAAAATAACACTTTGCCGATTCCGCTTATATTCCGACTCCAGCTGATGAGTGACGATAATTCTATTACTTAGCGTTTCGAGACGCGGCAACAGACCAAGATAAGCTTCGTTTCTCGCGCGATAGAAATCCAACCAAATATTGGTATCAATGAACAGAAGCTTTTGAATGCCGCCTGCCATTTTCGTCTCCCATTTTTTGCATGAATCCTCACGCGCTTTGGGAACCATTAAGCAAACGAAATCACTAATCTCTTGCCAAACGCAGCAGCATACTTGCGCAGCGTCGCAAAAGAGGGTGAGTGCTTTTCACTAGACAGAGATGCCTCAAGTCGCGAAACCGCTGACGCCGTAGTTCCCATGCGCTCTGCCACTTGAGCTTGCGTCAATCCGGCCTCATGCCGAATAGCCAAAATGGCCCGCAGGGCCATGTACTCATCTTCCAGAGCATCATACGCCGCTCTGACTCCCGGCTTTGCCAGCAGATGCTCCGTATCATCTACCGTGTGCTGGATCAGGTTGAAGCCTTCAGCACTAGCACGCTTCACGACTACCTTAGCCATTACGCACCTCACTTAAACGCACCCGAGCGGTTCGCAGCTCATTCTGAGGCGTCTCCTGCGTTTTCTTCACAAACGAATGCAGGACCACGACCCGCTGTCCAACATGGGTGCAGTAAAACACGCGCCCGATGCCTTCCCTGCCTTTTGGGCGCAATTCAAACAGTCCGCCCCCATTGCTCGCGAGTGCGGCATACGCAAATCCGCGCCGAACTCCTGCATCAAGTCCAGGAGCCGCAGATAGTCTGCCAGAATCCCTGCCGGCAGCGCGAAGACGTCGCGTTTGACGCGCTCGTTGTAATAGACGACTGTCCAATTTTGTTTCGTGTTAGCAAATTTGCTATGCCGCTGCAATTCAACCAATCGGTTAGAGCGGCAAGAGTTTCTGCACGGCCTCGCGACCGTGATCAGGGGACAGATGCGCATAGCGCTCAGCGACCGTGATGGAGGAATGTCCCAACAGGTCCTTGACGACGTACAGGGAAACGCCCTCCATGACGAGCCATGATGCGAAGGTGTGGCGCAGATCGTGGATGCGGAAATTTTCGATTCCGGCGCGAGCACATGCCGCGACGAATCCTTTTTGCAGGTTGCCGACTCGTCTCCCCGAGCTGGAGGCAAACACCCACTCAGACCCGGCGCAATGTCGCGCTACCCAATCACGCTGATCCCTCAGCGCCAACAACGCGCCACTGTTGAGCGGCACCAATCGACGCTTACCGTTCTTCGTGTGCTCGCACTCGAGTCGAAAATGTGAACGCTCGAAATCGACCCGGTGCCACTCGAGCGCGAGCAGCTCGTTTTTCCTACACCCCGTGCTCAAGGCGAGTCGCACGAAGTTTCGAAGATGCGGCTGTCGGGCGACCGCCCCGGCCGCGAGAATCAACGCCGTCGCCTCGCTTCGTGATATCCAGCGAACTCGCGATTCGCCACCATCAAGACCGAGGCTCTGCACTGGGTTTGCCAGTTCCGGGTAGTCGTGCTCGGTCCGCACAAAGTTGATAGCCGCGGACAACAGCCTGAGCTCACGCTTCACCGTTGACTCACAGACGCCATCCGCGAGCCGAGCGGACACGTACCGTTGAACGTCGCCTCGCTTCAATTCCCGCAAGTCGCGGCCGCTGAAATGCGGTTGACTTGGGCAGCACTAACGATCGAGGCCAGACTCCTGATCGCCATTGCACTTGTTACGGTCTTCGTTGCCTTTCGATCGGATCGCCGGCGCGTGCAGCTACGGCGGCAAAAAGAACTCGATCCGATCAAGCGAGCGATCTACAACCCCAAGCAGTTCCGCCGCCCCCGCTGACCCATAAATAGGGGTCAGATTTTTCCTTTCTCCATAGCCTGCTAGACTTCGCTCAATACCCAAATCGGTAAATTACCGTTTTGGTAATCATAGTTACCATTCTGGGAAGTTGCAAGAGGTTCGTATGAATATTTCTAGCCTCATCGAACTCGCGAAGGATGCGGCGGGCTCATATGGCGAGCTCGCGGAGCGGATCGGCCGCCCGGCGAGCCGGATAAGCGATTGGAAGGCCGGGAGACGCAAACCCGACGCGGCCGACATCATGCTGCTTGCCGAAGTGGCAGGCCGGCCTGTGTTCGAAACGCTCGCGGAAATCGAAATGGAGCTGGACACCGAGCGCAGCTCAGTATGGCAACGTGCTTTAGGAAATCTGCGAGCGGCGGGCGTAGCGGCGACTGTGGTGCTTGGCGCTACCGCCGTGGTGAGCTTGACCTCGAAGCCGGCTGATGCGGCTGAGAAAGCCCAAGAAAACAAAGACTTGGCGCGCCCGGCTGGGATCGAACCAGCAACCCCTGCCTTCGGAGTTTTCTCTACGCGCCGGACCCCTTTTAAAATCAATGCCTTACGCGACTCGCAATCCGCAAATCCAAGGCTAATCAAGGTCAATCCCGGCCATCCAAGTACGCCCGAACTGTAATTTCACTGTACTGCGCAGGCAGTGTCTTCCTCGGCGACGTGTACGACCAATCCACCCCGCCCCGCTTACACGGAGTTTCGCCGCGATTGATTACAAAGCACTTGATATTGTCAATTATTACGCCAATTTAGCGCAATTTCTCGTTTCCAAAACTACAGATTAGACGGGCTTCTCGGCCTCATTTGGCAAGGCGCAGCTTTGAATTGGAAACGCGGCTCGACTCGCCGGCCGATGCAATCCGCGCTTCAGCACCTGCCGAAGATAGACCGCCAGAAGAAAAGAAACGATACTGACGGTCGGCGCCTGCGCGTAGCCGACAACGAGGCAACCGCACGCCTGAGAATGAGAATAATCTACGGGGGCGGGGTGTTTGAGATGGCACACAGTGAGATTCGCGAATCCACCAAAGTGATGTTACGGGAGAAGGTCCGGAACCGGGACTACGGGCGCTATCTGATCAAGGCGAGCATAGGCACGCTACGTGGTTTTGGGCTCGAAGACATCTCCTTCGATTTCCCGGTTACAGCCCTGATCGGCCCGAACGGAAGCGGAAAATCTTCGGTCCTTGGTGCGGCGGGTTGCGCTTACAAACCGATTAAACCTGGGACATTCTTCCCCAAGAGCCGAGTCGGGGACGAATCGATGGCTGGATGGGTCGTCTTCTACGAACTCGTTGACAAGGAGTTGAACGCTCGGCAGACGATCCGGCGCACGTCCAGCTTTCGACAAGCGAAATGGGTACGCGGCGATGTTGTAGACCGCGACGTCCTATTTTTCGGCATCGAACGCACCGTACCGGCAGGAGAAAAGACGCGCTACAAGGCACTGATGAAATCGACATACGTTCACGTGCCTCCGCTCGAGCCGTTGCCTACAGACGTTGCACAACAAGTCGAGCACATCCTTGGAAAGTCGGTAACCGACTACCGTGTCACACGATACGGCCAGGGCGATCAGTTTCTTGTCGGTCGTGCGCGCGACAACCAATTTTCTGAGTTCCACTTCGGCGCCGGTGAGTCATCAATCATTCGCATGATCATGAAGATCGAGCGCCTGCCCGCGAACAGCCTGATTCTGATCGAAGAAATCGAGAATGGCCTGCACCCCGTTGCTGCGCAGCGAATGGTCGAATACCTAATCGACGTTGCCGATCGCAAGTCGATTCAAACCGTCTTCACGACTCACAGCGATTACGCATTAACGCCACTTCCGGACGATGCGATCTGGGCGTGCATCGACGGACGCTTACGCCAAGGTAAGTTGTCAGTGGGTGCGCTCCGTGCCGTCGCTGGTCGCGTAGATAAAGCTCTTGCGATTTTTGTCGAAGATGAATTCGCGAAGCACTGGGTCGATGCGATCTTGCGCGAGACGCTTGGGGAAGATTACGACCAGATCGAGGTGCACGCCGTCCGAGGCGATGGAAACGCAGTTGCGACGCATCAAAGCCACATCCGAAACCCTTCAATCAACTTCAGGTCTCTTTGTGTTATCGACGGTGATTCACAACAAGCCGATAACGCCGACGAAGGAATCATCCGCCTTCCCGGTCGCCAGCCTGAGCAGACAGTGTTCGACGCGATCCGAGCACGTCTAAGTCAAGATCTCGCGCTGCTCACGGTATCGTGTCAGCGTGCGCCAGAAGTGCAGGAGCGCGTCGCCGCAGTCATCGAATCGATCGCTAATACAAACCGCGACCCCCACCTCCTTTTCAACCAGGTTGGCATCGCAATCGGTTTCGTACCCGAAGTGATCGTTCGAGGAGCTTTTCTTTCGCTCTGGGTTCGAGCGAACAGAGACTTCTGCGATCGACTCACGGTTCTTGTGAGAGCCAAGTTGCCACGGTGACCGCTGCTGACCGAATAGGAAGAGGTGCACGAGACTGCCCGTCACGCCAAGAACTGTATCCTCATTCAAAAACCGAATTTCTGCGGGGACATCATGTCGAAATCAAATCTGGAGATCGTGCAGCCAACAAGGCTTTCGAGTCGGAACAAGGCAGCATTTGATGATCAGCATGCGATAGACAAATCGCACACTGCGGAAATTGTCATTGCACTCTGCGGACCGATGGGCACCCCCCTGCATGAAGTTGCAAAGCTGTTCCAAGAGCTACTGCAGGGTACCGACTACCAGTATCAGCACGTCTCGATCATAAGGCTCAGCGACGAAATCAGAGAACTCGCAAACCTGAAGAATCGAAACTGTTCAATAAGAGAACTCATTGAGGCAGGGAACCGGCTCAGGCATGATCACGGCAACGCGTTGCTTGCTCGCGTTGCAATAAGAAAGATCACCCTCGCCCGAGAGGGCTTGAATGTCCAGCGTAACGCAAGCGAACAGAAAGAATTGTTTGGCGACGAAGCTTCAGATGAAGATCTGAAGCCGATCTACTCAATTCGCAGCTGTCACATCATTGATTCAATCAAGAACATCGAAGAGCTGCGCCTACTGAGATCCGTCTATGGCGATATGCTGCATATAATAGGGGTGTACACACCAGTTGAGATGCGAATCGATCGACTGTCGAAGCGCACAAACCGCGGCGATAATGTGCATGAGTTGATTGATCGAGACTCTGGTGAGGAGCTGAATTATGGTCAAAAGGTTCGAGACACATTCCCACAATCCGATTTTTTTCTCCGCGCGGATGCCGGGACAGATTCGCAGTTGCGTACTCGGGTCAAAAGATTCCTTGATTTGATGCTCGGCACAAGAATTGCAACTCCAACGTCGAACGAAAGAGCCATGTACGCGGCATACTCAGCAGCGCGAAACTCGGCGTGCCTGTCGCGTCAAGTAGGCGCATCGATAACAAGCAAGGATGGCGAAACCATAGCAGTCGGATGGAACGATGTGCCTCGACCATTTGGCGGATTGTACGAGTCGCTAGATTCCGGAGAATCTACCGATGGCGATCATCGATGCTGGAATCTCGAAGGCGGACACTGCTTCAATGATGAGGAAAAAGACCTGTTAGCCGATGCAGTTGTATCCCGCATGGTTGAGAAGAAGATTGTCGCGGTGGATAAACAGGGTGAAGCCCGTGAATTGATCCGACACGACACTCAACTAAAGAGCTTGATTGAGTTTTCTCGAGCCGTACACGCCGAAATGCACGCACTCCTTAACGCTGGCTCGACACATGGAAAAAAGCTACGTGGTGGAAAATTGTTCGTCACGACCTATCCATGCCATTCTTGCGCGCGACACATCGTCGCGGCGGGTATTACCGAAGTGTACTTCTTGGAACCATATCGCAAGAGTCTCGCGACCAAGCTCCACTCCGATGCGATTACTGAGCGCGAGTCCGACACAGCCAAGGTTCGCATCCTTCCGTTCGACGGCGTAGCCCCATCCCGCTTCCTAAAATTCTTCTCAGCACATGATGACGGACGTAAGGATCCGAGCAGCGGAAAAATGAGGTCCAGATCGGCGTATCCTGTTACCGCAATAACACTTGAGGCAATTCCAACGCTTGAGGCCATGGCGGTCCGTAGTCTACAATTCGGCCAACCACAGACGCCATCGGCCGATACGGCAGGCGCACCGGCGCCGACTGATGGCAAGACTGATGGGGAGTGAGCATCAACCGGGGAGTCGTATGGATCGAGATAAGCAACTGTCGCTGAATTTCGAGCCGCCGTCAGAGCCCGTCTTGCCTATGCCTCAATGCTTACTGACTGGTGACACGCAACGAACGGTTTCGATTGCCGGAGCAAAGATTCTGCAGATGCCCAGCGCAGTTGACCGAGCCCGCAAAGTCTCCTCGGAGCTCGAAGCAGAATTGCTTGAACGGGTACTACGGCGAGCGTGGTACTTTTGAACATGTAACTAGGAGTTCGGGCCGCCCAATGGGTGGCCCTAATTGCATTTGGGCCCTGCCACTTACAATCCCGCGTTACTGCACCAATTTGCATCTCCGCGCATCAAAACGCACGAACTCGCCACGATGTGAAATCGCGGGAATTCCGCGCCAGCAGGCGCTCGCGCAACGGGCGGCCGATGCATGAAAACTGCCCCATCAAGAAAGACCGCGGGCGAGGAGGGGGACCGCGCAAAGGCCGCCGCGGCGATCGCCGGCGCGTGGGCGGGCCAGACCCTCAAATGCCCCCGTGCGACCGCGTCACGGCCTCGTGGAGCCGCTCATGGCGCGCGGCGGGAACGCGGCCACCCCGCCAGCGCCAAGCCGCTGTAGGCCCTCTATCCGCGCCGACGGATTCGCCCTATACCGCTTTCGCGGCCTCGCGGCAGCAGTGTTCGGGACAATGGGACGCCAGACGGGACAACGGGACGCTAGTCGGGACACGAATGGGACAGCGACGGGATGCCCTATGCGCCGTCGCGCCGAGCGACTCCGCAGCTCGCGCTCGTCAGACGCAAAAAGGGCCGCGCCCGGTTGCCCGGTGCGCGGCCCTTCGCGTGGCGAATGCGCTTCGTTACACCGGCTTGTGCGACTTGAGCCACTCCTTCATAGCCGTAGCTGGATTGTCCCTTATGGGTTACAATTCTCGCATGTTCAAAGTTCTGACGACCCCCCAGTTTGACAAATGGCTTGACGGGCTTCGCGATCCGGTCGGTAGCGCGGCGATCAACCTGCGCATCGAGCGGGCGAAGCTTGGCAATCTCGGCCAGTGGCGCGCAGTCGGCGACGGCGTCAACGAAATGAAGATTGATGTGGGGCCGGGATATCGGGCCTACTTCGTGCGACGCGAAAAAATTATCGTCGTGGTGTTGTGCGGCGGGGACAAGTCGACGCAGAAGAAGGACATCAAGCTAGCGAAGCAAATCGCTGGCGAACTGGAGGATTGAGTATGAAAATCAGCGAACTGGCCGAGTTCGACGGCTCGAAATACCTGAAGGACGAGGAAACGATTCGTCACTACCTGGCGCAAGCGTTCGAGGATGGAAACCCGCGGCTGATTCAAGCCGCGCTCGGAAACGTCGCGAAAGCGCGCGGCATGACAGCGCTCGCGCGCGAGTCCGGCGTGAAGCGTGAAGCGCTCTATCGCGCGCTGTCGGAAGGTGGGAACGCGGAATTCGCAACGATCATGAAAGTTGTGGGCGCGTTGGGGCTGCACCTGACCGTTGCGCCGGCCGAACCTGCGCCGGTGCCCGCGCCGGCAACAACGCGTGCACGCTCGCGCGTTCGCACGGCTGCGCACGCGTAACGCCATCGACGGCCGGATGCGCGGCGTTGCACTGGCCTGCGCGCTACGCCGCGACCGGCGCCGGCGGAATCTCGTAATCGTCGAACCTCACGACCTCCTCGCCGAGCCAGTCGTTCAGCTCGGCGAAGCGCGCCTGTAGCGGCCTGATTTCATTGCGCCCGAACACGCGCGCGGCGGTATCCGGCGTGCCGAACCCGCCCGAATTGCTCGGCACGATGCCGAGCAACTGCGGCGGCACGCGGTGCGCGGCGAGCAGATCGTCGCGCGTCACGTTCTTAATGTTGAAGAACTCGTCCTTCGCGGCGACCTCGGACACGGGAATGAGCTGGATGCCATCCTTCTTCCCGCCCGGCGCGTACATGAACACGTTGCGGAAGTTGCCCGGCCCCTTCGCGTTCTTCAGCGCGTCGCGCATCTTGTCCACGTCGTCCTGCTTCTGCGCGGCGTCGGTCATGTACAGGATGAAGCCGGCGTGGCTGCCGTTCTCGTAATACTTGCGCCGGAACAGCGTCGACGATTCGTTCAGCCACGCCGAGTGCAGCGAGCTCAGATACTCGGGCAGGCCGTAGACCTCCTGATTGATGTCCGGCCGCACGAGCTGGAACACGCTGTCGGGCTCGAACTCGTGCCGGTCCTGCCAACCGTTCACGTACACGAAGCCGCTGAAATCGGCCTTGCGCCGCACGTACTTCGCGAGTGCGGGCTCGAGCCGCAGCGTGCCGCCGACCATGTTCCGCCGACGCTCCAGATAGCCGTTGCCGAACGTCAGGAAGTCGAGCGCCCACCGCTCGAACGCGTGCCGCGACAGCCAGCGGTGCGGGCGGAACGTCGACGCGAGCACGTTCGCCTTGAAGAACAGCGCCGAGCTATGGTGCGTGCTCGCGCGAAACGACTTCGCCAGGCCGGCGAAGCTGACCGGCGGCTCGAACCATTCGCCGTTCGACCAGCACTCGACGTAATCGAGAATCTCGGCCCGGTTCATGACGGGCGTCGGATCGTCGAACGTGAAGACCTCGGCGCGCGCCGGCGCGGCGCTGCCGGCGCTCGGATTGGGCGCGGCCGCGAACGTGCGCGGCGCGCGCGATCGGCGCTTGCTCATGCGTAAAACTCCGTGAATGAAGATGAATGAATGCCGCCGCCGGCGAGCGGCTCGCGGTCGATCGCGTGCAGGCACGCCCACGCCAGGTCGGCGTGGCCCGTCTCGTCGGTGCGGCCGGCGGTGTAGGTCGCCTGACGGCCGCTCGCCGTCATCGTCTGTTTGATCGCCATGAACGCCGCCGCCAGATCGGTCCAGCCCGCGTCGAATTGCAGGCGGCCGTTCCGGACGACGGATTGGCCCTTGAGCACGAGACGGGTTTTCACCTCGGGCGAGTAGTTCAGCGCGACGGCGGCCGGGAAGAACTTGCGCACGAGCTGGTAGACGCCTTGCCCCATGCCCGTGGTGTCGATCGCGATGTAGCCGACGTTGTAGCGCTGCGTGATCGCTTCGATTGCCGCGGCCTGTTCCTCGAAATCGTTGCCGCGGAACTGGTGACGTTCGAGCACGCGGAAGGCGCCGTCGTCGACGCGTGGCGGCGCCACGACGACGAGCCCCGCCGAGTCGCCCGTGAGCGCCGGATCGTAGCCGACCCACACCTCGCGATGACCGAACGGCCGCAGCAGCAGCGGCGAAAAGTCGTCCGCCCATTCCTCCCACGAGTCGACCATGCAGCGTTGCAGGTCCGACAGCTTGAACACCGACAGCGAATCGTCGATGAAGTGGCACATCAGCAGGTTCGCGAATTCCTCGGCGCTGTATTCGCGGCGCAGCTCGTCGATGTCGAACAGGTTGCAGCCGCCCGCCATCGCGTCGAGCACGGTCACGATCTGCCGCCACTGCGCGTCCTCGCACAACATGCCGCGCACGAGCGCTTCGTGGCTCGTGTCGATCTGGATGCGCTCGCCTGCGGCGCGGCCGCGATTCGCGTGCGCGCCGCTCCAGAACGCGTACGCCTCGTGCGTGACGCTCGACGGCGTGCTGAAGTACGTTTTGCGCCAGCGCTTGTGCATCGCCATGCCGGAGGCGACCTTGTTCAGCTCGCGGAACTTCGGCACCCAAAAGTATTCGTCGAAGTAGAAGTTGCCGTGGTACGACTGCGCGGTGCGTGCGTTCGTCCCCAGGAAGTACAGCGTGGCGCCGCTCGGCAAGATGATCGGATCGCCCGTGAGCTCGATGTCGGCCGCGTCGCGCGCGAACTGCGTGATGTATTGCTTGAAGACGTGGGCCTGCGCCTTGCTGGCCGATAGGAAGATCTGATTTCGGTCGGTGTCGAGCGCGTCGACGAGCGCCTCGCGCGCGAAGTACCACGTTGCGCCGATCTGCCGCGACTTCAGGATGTTGCGCGTGCGCTGATCGCCGTTCCGATACCAGACTTTCTGATAGTCGAACAGCGAATCGCGGAACGCTTCGATGATGCGCTTGTGCTGTTCCTCGCTGATTTCGTTGCGCGGCGCGCGGCGCTTCGGGCCGGCGTTGCGCGACGCAATCTTCGGGTTCAGGTCCGATTCCTTCCCCGTCTCGTCGTACTTGCGCACGCGCGCGAGCCGCTCGACTTGGCGGCCGAGCAGGTCGATTTCCTTGTAGTCCGCGCCGTCCTTCTTCTCCTTCGCGATCAACACCATCATGCGCACTTCGAGCGATGCCTCGATGCGCTCGACGGGCGTTGCATCCTTCCACTTTTCACGGCGGCACCACGACGCGACGGTCGCGGGCTTCACGTCGAGATGGCGGGCGATCGACGCGATGCGCCAGCCTTGCCAATAGAGCGTGCGCGCGACCTTGCGCACGTCGTTTTCGAGCTGATGAGGGTCCGTAGTTTCGAGCATGCGGCCAAGCGTAGGCCGCCGCGCACGCGCGAGCACGCGGAGCGGACTGTACCGGCGTGAGCCACAAACGCCGCTCGTTGAGCCGTAGCGCGGGAACGTCGAACATGAGAACCACGCTCACTCAACCACGTTCGACCCTCTCTATGGCAAGCAAATCGAAATTCTTCCGCGTCGCAGTGGAAGGCGCGACCGTCGACGGCCGCGAGATCAAGCGTGAATGGCTCACGCAGATGGCGAAGCACTACGACCCGAAGCTGTACAACGCACGCGTGAACGTCGAGCACATCAAGGGCTGGGCGCCGCTGTCGGCGAACAACCCGTTCGGCGCGTATGGCGACGTGATCGCGCTGAAGGCGGCCGAAATCGAAGACGGCCCGCTGAAAGGGAAGATGGCGCTGTTTGCACAGATCGATCCGACCGACGAGCTCGTCGCGCTGTCGAAGAAGCGGCAGAAGCTCTTCACGTCGATCGAGATCAACCCCGACTTCGCCGACATCGGCGAGGCGTATCTCGTCGGGCTCGCGGCGACCGACGACCCGGCGAGCCTCGGCACCGAAGCGCTGCAATTCGCCGCGAAGCGCTCGAACAACCTCTATTCAGCCGCATACGAGACGGCAATCGAATTCGAAGGCGCGACCGAAACGGCCGGCCTCAAGGAATGGGTAAAGGGCCTGTTCGCCCGCAACCGCGAGAACGACGACGAGCGCTTCGCCGACGTGCGCGAAGCGGTCGAGCGGGTCGCCATCCATGCGCACCACACGGGCCGCGAAGTCGCGACGCTGAGCACGGCTGTCACGAGCGCGACGGGCGCCGCGGCCGACGCGAAGAAGCGCGCCGATGAAGCCTTCGCCGCCGTCGAAGCGCTGACCGAGAAGCTGTCGAACACCGACAACGGCGCGCCGCAGCGCCCGCCGTCGACCGGCTCGACGGGCGAGCTCGTGACCGACTGCTGACCCATCCCGCACACCACACTGGAGAATTCCCCGATGAGAAAGGACGCGCGCAAGGCGTATGAAAAGTACACCGCGCAAATCGCCAAGCTGAACGACACGGGCGACGTGTCGAAGAAATTCACGGTCGAGCCGACCGTGCAACAGCGGCTCGAAACGAAGATGCAGGAATCGAGCGAGTTTCTCAAGCGCATCAACATCCTGCCCGTACTTGAGCTCGAAGGCGAAAAGCTCGGCCTGTCCGTGTCCGGCCCGATCGCGAGCCGCACCGACACGACGAAGGCCGCACGCCAACCGATCGACCCGACGGCGCTCGACAGCAACCGCTACCGCTGCGAGAAGACCGACTACGACACGGCGATTCCGTATCGCAAGCTCGACATGTGGGCGAAGTTCGCCGACTTCCAACAGCGCATCCGCGACGTGATCCTCAACCAGGGGGCGCTCGATCGCATCATGATCGGCTGGAACGGCGTGAAGGCGGCCGCGACGACTGACCGGCAGGCGAACCCGCTGTTGCAGGACGTGAACATCGGCTGGCTCCAACAGTACCGCGAGCGCGCGGCGCAGCGCGTGCTGCACGAAGGCAAGCAGGCCGGCAAGGTGCTCGTCGGCAAGGCGGGCGATTACGAGAACCTCGACGCGCTCGTGATGGACATCGTTTCGTCGATGATCGACCCGTGGTTCCAGGAAGACACGGGCCTCGTCGTGATCTGCGGCCGCGAGCTGCTGCACGACAAGTATTTCCCGATCGTCAACGCGACGCAGGCGCCGACCGAGCGGCTCGCGGCCGATCTGATCGTGAGCCAGAAGCGCATCGGCAATCTGCCGGCCGTACGCGTGCCGTTCTTCCCGAAGCGCGCGCTGATGGTCACGAAGCTGTCGAATCTGTCGATCTACTACCAGGAAGGCGCGCGCAGGCGCACGTTGAAGGAAGTGCCGGAACGCGACCGGATCGAGAACTACGAATCGTCGAACGACGCCTACGTGGTCGAAGACTTCGGTTGCGGCTGCGTGGCCGAAAACATCGAACTGGTGACGGCATGACGATCAACACGCCCGCCCGCGCACACTTCAATCGCGTCTCGGCCGCGCGCGCGGCGGCCGCCGTGTCGCCCGGCGCGACGATGAAGGGCGCGACCGCCTATGAGCTGATGCTCGCGAAGCTCGCGGCCGACCGCCGCGCGCTCAAGGGCATTCAGTCGATCGAGCGGAAGGTCGAGCTGAAACGCAAGCTGCTGCCGGAGTACACCGACTACGTGGCGGGGGCGTTGAGCGGCGGCCGCGGCGCGCAGGACGACGTACTCGTGACGGTGATGGTCTGGCGCATCGACGCCGGCGACTTCGACGGCGCGCTCGCGATCGCGGCCTACGCGCTCGCGCACGGCCTGACGCTGCCCGACCAGTTCGAGCGCTCGCTCGCGTCGCTCGTCGCCGAGCAGTTCGCCGACGCCGCGCTGTCGTCGTTCCTCGACGGCGAGACGTTCGACGCGGCGAGCCTCGAGCTCGTCGACGATCTGACGCGCGACGCCGACATGCACGACCAGGTACGCGCGAAGCTGTACAAGGCGCTCGGCTACGCGACGCAGGCCGACGCGCCGGCGCGCGCGCTCGACCATCTGCGCCGCGCGGTCGCGCTGAACGATCGCGTCGGCGTGAAAAAGGACATCGACCGGCTGACGAAGCAGGTCGAAGCCGCGGGCCGTCAGGGCGACGGCGCCGACGGCACGTAAAGAGCCCACCTCGGCATGGCGGCACCGGCGCCCAGACCCTACGCCTGACGGTCACGGGCCTTGTGCGCCGGTCCACCGCCACCTCATTGCGAACCGACCATGAACAGCTTTGTTGCCACCGCCGCGCCCGCCGTCGCGGCGACGCCGATCGAAGGCACGTTGACGAACGACGGCTTCTTCCCGGACATCGATCTGTCCGCGCTGCGCGACGCGATGCGCCTGGACGGCACCGTGACGGCCGAGCGGCTGCGGCACGCCGCGCGCGACGCGCTGCTGACCGTGAACGACGAGCTCGCCGCGTGGCGCGCCCGGCAGCGCGCGGCGGGCGCGGCGACGCTCGCCGACGTGCCGGCGCCGCGCATCGATGGCGAATCGGCACACGTGGCCCGCTACCGGCGCGCGGTGTACCACCTGACGCACGCGGACGTGACGGAGAAGTACCGCGGCTACGACACGACGAAGAGCGGCGGCCAGGTCGCGGCCGATCTGGCCGCGACGGTCGACGACGCACGCCGCGCCGCGCGATGGGCGATCAGCGACATCCTCGGCATCGCGCGCTCGACGGTGGAACTGATCTGATGGCCCGCCCCCTGTACCGCATTCGTCAGTTCGCGCAGTCCCGCGTGCGCGGCGGGAAGCTGTTCTGCGCCGGCGCGTGCCAGGTGCAGCAGCGCGTCGCTGGCCTGTTCTGGCTTGAGATTGCCTATTGCTCGGATCGCACCGGCGCGGAGGCGGCCATACGAGCCGCCGTGATCGCGCGCTGGCGAGCCCGGCTCAAGCCGCGCGTGCTCGGCCTGTTCGATCGCGACGGGCAGGCGCTCGGGCAATGAAGATCGCGGCGCTGCAAGGCGAGACGCTCGACGCGCTGTGCTGGCGGCACTACGGCAGCACGGCGGGCACGGTTGAAGCCGTGCTCGAAGCGAACCCCGGCCTCGCCGAGCTCGGCGTCGTGCTGCCGATGGGAACCGTCGTGGAGATGCCCGAGCGCCGCGCGATCGAGACGACCACGCCGCTATTGCAACTGTTTGACTGACCGGAGCCGAATGAATGGCTGAACCGAACACCTCTTCGGCCGCGGCGCTGTTCGCCGCGGTCGGCCTCGCCGGCATCGCGCCGGGCGTCGACGGCGACGCGCTAATCGGCGCGTTCGCGGGCGCGGCGCTCGTCGTCGTCACGTCGAAAGACCTCGGCCTCGCGAAGCGCGCCGCGTACATGCTCATCTCGCTCGTGATGGGCTACCTCGCCGCGCCTGAAATCATCCACGCCGTGCCGATCCGCTCGACGGGCGTCGCCGCGTTCTTCGCGGCCGCGCTCGTGATCGCGGTCACGCTGACGCTGATCGAGCGCGTGAAGGGCATGGACCTGTTCGCGCTGTTTCGCAAGGGAGACTGACGTGCATGTCTCGTCCGCACTCGTCGCGCTCGCCGCGCACCTGGCCGTCATCGTGCGCGTGCTGACCTACCGCAAGAACGGCGCGCGGCATCGCTTCCACGTCGCGTGGGCGGCCTGGGTGATCGTCGCGATTTCGGGCGGCTCGGCGATCGAGCTGCTGTTTCATCCGAAGCCGACCGGCTTCTTTCACGCGGCGCTCGCGGTTCTGCTCGCCGTGTTGGTGTACCTCGCGCGCGGCAACGTCGCGCGCCTTCTACGGAGTGACGAAGCGTGAACATCCTTCGATTCAACGATCACGGCGCGGAAGTCGGACTGCTGCAGCAGCGCCTCGTGCGCGCCGGTTATCCGGTCGACGTATCGCACCTTTACGACGAACAGACCGAGCGGGCCGTCCAGACGTTGCAGGCGGCCGCGGGTCTCGTCGTCGACGGCATCGCCGGCCCGAAGACGTACCGGGTGCTCGCCAGCGGGCAGCGCGACCCTAAGCACCTGACGGACGCCGACCTCGCGCGCGCGGCCGCGACGCTCGGCGTATCGCTCGCGTGCGTGCGGGCGGTCAACGAAGTTGAGTCGCGCGGCGTCGGCTTTCTGGACGACGGCCGGCCGAAAATCCTGTTCGAGCGGCATGTCATGTATCAGCGGCTCGTCGCGAATGTCGGCAGGGAAGCGGCGGACGCTGCCGCCGCACGATGGCCGGACGTCGTCAACCCGAAGCGCGGCGGCTACCAGGGCGGCGCCGCCGAATACGTGCGGCTCGACACCGCGGCGCGCATCGACGCGGCATCCGCTTACGAGTCCGCGAGCTGGGGCGCGTTCCAGATCATGGCGTATCACTGGAAACGCCTGGGTTACGCGAGCGTCGACGAATTCGTGTCCCGTATGGAGCTGGGCGAAGCCGAGCACCTCGACGCGTTCGTGCGGTACGTCGCGGCCGACAAGAAGCTGCTCGCGGCGCTTCGTGCCCGGAAGTGGGCGGCGTTCTCGGAAGGCTACAACGGCCCGGGATTCGCGATCAACCTGCATGACGTGAAGCTCGACCGCGCGTATGCGAAGTACGCCGGCACGGGCAAGGCGGCCGCATGAACCTCTCGCGCCTCATGCCGTGGCTGGCGCTGCTCGCGTTGATCGCGCTCGTCGCAAGCTGTCAGCACGGCCGCGCGCTGCGCGCGCAGCTCGACCGGGCGACCGACGACGCGCGCCGCGCGAAACTCGACGCGCAGGCGAGCGCCGCCGTGATCGAGCGCCTGTTGGCCGATGCCAAGGCGAAAGACGCGCAGCGCGCGCAGCTCGCGCGCGCACGCGCCGGCGTCGACGCGACGCTCGCGACCTATCGAAACGAACTGCGGAGACTGATCGATGAAAACGCCGCCGTGCGCACGTGGGCTGCTGGCGCTCTGCCTGACGACGTTGTGCGCCTGCACGCAAGCCCCGCCCTCAATGGCGCCGACGATTACGCTCAACGAATGCGCGGCAGTGACGCCGTGCACGATGCCGGCGATGGCGCCGCGAACCAACGGTGAACTCAGCGACGCGCTGCACGTCGCGCGCGCGGCGTGGGCGCGCTGCGCGTCCGAAGTCGACATGATCGCGACGTGTCAGGCACGCGTGCGGCGGACGGACGGCCATGAATAAGCCGAGCAGCCTACGCGCGGCGCTCGTCGCCGCGTTGCCGCAGCTCAACGCCTCGCCGGACCAGTTGCTCGTGTTCGTCAACGAAGGCCGGATCGAGGCGACGGGCACGCGCACGGCGTCGTTCGACTATGAATACGAGTGCGAGATCATCATTCGCGACTTCATCGGCAACCCGGACGACGTGATGATCGCCGTGGTCGAATGGGCGCGCGCGAATCAGCCGGACCTCGTGACGAATCGGGACGAGCGCCGCAACGGCATGACGTTCGTCGCCGACATCCTGTCGAACAACGCCGTCGACCTCGGGCTCAAGGTGAAGCTGTCGGAAAGCGTCGTGGTCGGCACCGACGAAGCCGGCAACCGCACGGTCGAGCACATCGACGACGCAGCCGACGAGTGGCTCTCATGACGGACGATCTTCAGGCGCTCGAACGATGGGCGGGCGGGTTGCTCGCGAAGCTGTCGCCGGCGGCCCGCCGTCAACTGCTGCGCGAGCTCGGCCGCGATCTGCGCCGCGCGCAGCAGTCGCGCGTCGCCGCGCAGCGGAATCCGGACGGCAGCGCGTACGAGCCGCGGAAGGTGAAGGCGGGCGGCAAGCGCTTGCGCGAGAAGGCCGGCCGCGTCAAGCGCGAGGCGATGTTCCGGAAGCTGCGCACCGCGCGCTATCTGCGCATCGATGTCGACAGTACGGGCCTCGCGATCGGTTTCGACGAACGGCTCTCGCGCATCGCGCGTGTCCACCAGGAGGGTCAGAAAGCGCCCGTCGAGCCGGGCGGGCCGCTCGCGCAGTATCCGGTTCGCGTCGTGCTCGGTTTCTCGGATGCCGATCGCGAGCTCGTGCGCGATCGGCTCCTTCGCGAGTTGACTCGGTAAATCGTCGCGCACCTACCAAAAATTGGAGTTGTGTGAATCCAACGCTTAGATAGGCTGCACGTCACGCACGCGCGGATTGCACAGTCTGTTCGCTCGACATCCGATGTGCGTGCTTGGTCTTCATAGATGCCGCTTTGTTCCAGGAGGCTTACGATGCCTAGCAAACTGTTTCTATATGACGCGAACGAGGCCAACAAGGATTTGCTCGACTACTTCAAGAACAAAAATTACACAAGAGTCGCGCTAACAAATAGCACTGATTTCTTTTGGTCGCAGATCGATTCGGTTGATAACGGTGGCTATCTCGCCATTATGAGTCATGGCAATAACAACACCTTTGAGATCGCCATGGGCAATCCACCGAAGGATATGCGGCAGGATCAGATTGTGCCGTTCGGAACATCGCTCAACCAGCGCAATGTGACGCTGTATCTCTTGTCGTGCCACACTGGAAATGATCCTCTAGGCAGATCACTGTTGGGTACCGGATGCAATTTCGCTGCACCGAAGGGCTATGCTCTAGTCAAATCCAGCTCAGCTGGCGTCGGCGTCTATTCTGTCGTAGACCCCCATGCATCGGATGTGAAGTATGCAGGTTGGACAGGCACCGAGGGAGTAATTCCTAATCGGGACACGAAACCACTCAACATAAAATAGTTCGCATCACATAAGCGTTCTGAACATTTTTAAAAGTTCACGAACTGGCCGACGACACTTTTACGACTGGCTGTCGAAGACACTCACGCTCGGACATGGTTGTCGGCCCGCCTGTCTCCGAGTTGAAGCATGCGCGCGGCGATCGAGCGCAAGCGACATGGGTCGTTAAGTGACCTGAAGCGCTGAGTCGCTCGACATACCCAAGCGATGCAATGCGATCGCGTGATACGCCGCATTCGTCTCACACCCGATCCAATGTAGGCTGGCCTCGCGCGCCGCGGCGAGAAACGTGCCGGAACCGGCGAACAGATCGCA